GATTAAAGTCCCATGTACTAAAGAAGGTCTATTCGCCTGCAAGGTCCTTTCTGAGCAGGGGCACCGAGTCAATGTGACTCTTATCTTTAGTGCCGCTCAGGCCATACTCTCAGCAAAAGCAGGAGCTACATACGTATCGCCGTTTATCGGCAGGTGCGATGATAACTCTGTTGCAGGCACTGAAGTCGTTAGGTCTATCTCTGGTGTATATTGCCAACAAGGAGTTAGGACTAGAGTGTTAGCAGCATCTATTAGAGACGTGTATAAAGTAACTAGGGCTTTCTATAACGGAGCGCACATTGTTACTATGCCGCCAGGAGTATTTGAAAAGATGTATAACCACGTGCTGACAGACTCAGGACTTGCCCAGTTTGATAAAGACTGGGATGAAGTAAGAACTCTTTTAAAGGCGTAGGCCTTAGCTCGAATAGCTCAGCGGTAGAGCACCTCGTTTACACCGAGATTGTCGGGGGTTCGATCCCCTCTTCGAGCACTTATAATTTACAAAATTATGGACAACGATTGGAGATACTCTAAAGAACGGATGGACCTGAGGGCCCAGTCTCTGTTGCTCTTGGGTAAGATGTTTACGTTAAAGCGCGAAGTCTACGAATTCTGTGACCTCTGGGTCTCTCAAGGGAACAAGAACGTAAACAATATCGCCAAGGAGTTTATAAGATATATAGAGGACGCTGAGGTACTAAGACAGGATGAGGCGAAAGCACGCGAGAAAAGCAGCAGAAAAGATACTAAAAAGAGCTAAAAAACACTCTGACTATTATACGGATGGTGAGATAATGTACGCTAGGCTACTCCTTTCTAGATTAAAGAAAGGAAAAACACAATGTACGAATACAGAATCAAAGAAGTAGCTAGAGTAGTTGACGGCGATACAGTAGACGTAATCCTTGATCTAGGCTTTGGCCTCTATAAAAAAGAACGTTGTAGGATCGCCGGGATTGATACTCCTGAAAAACGTACCAGAGATAAGGACGAGAAGCTCCTTGGGTTAGACGCGACTGAGTACGCAGAAAATTGGTTTGGTTGTGATCCTAAAGAGCTAGAAGTAAGGACCGAAAAAGACGGGAAGTACGGGCGTATGCTGGGCTGGTTCTACAAAGGTGAGGAATGTTTTAACAAGAAGATTGTTGAAGATGGCTTCGCATGGTGTTATGATGGAGGGACTAAAATAGAAAAGGGTGATGAAGCCTATGATCAGCTAGTGAAACTAAGAGGATACACCTCTTTCTCTGAATACAAAGAGTCTAAGTAAACATGAAAAACATCGAAGAACACATCGCTAAAGATAAAGAGATCCTTGACAATCCTATGACTTCACCTAACCAACGTCGTCACGTTGAGGGAGAACTCGAAGAACTAGAATACTACCATAAGGAGCATCCAGAGGACCATCATGATCCTTCTCCGTTGGAGTTATATTGTGAGATGAACCCAGAGACCGACGAGTGTCGGGTATACGAAGATTAAAGATTATTTATATAGGGCTCTAATTTAAAGCCTTTTTTATTATGTAGAGGAGACTATATGGTAGAAAGTAACGATAAAAATAAGACACCCTTGCTCAAATGGTTTGCCCTAGGGGTGGGAACATTGATTGGTGTGGCCCACATCGGCGCTTTAGGTTACTTACTAAAAACTGAGCCATCAATGCCAATAATCAATATCCCTAAAGGTGATTATTCATCTTACAAAATTAAAGCAGGAAAGGATGGATATGAAATTGAGTATCGTGCAAATGATCCTGCCATCTTAGAATCACAAAGATCATTATCTTCTGATAGTACTAAGAAAGGATTCTTTGGTGGTGGCAGTCAGAGTCGTCGTGAATGGAGAACTGATCAATTCACAATGGACGGCGCTAGGAATCTAGGAGGTGCCATATTAGATGGCGAGGGAAAGTCGAATGCAAAAAGCGCAGAGTGTATAGCGGCGGACGCTGGAGCACGGTCACAAGGTGCGATGGCAGGTAGTGCTATTGCTGCTGGTGTCGTTGTTCCGGCAGTTGCTAGCATCCCATATGTGGGTTGGTTGGCAGGTGGATGGGCACTGCTCCTAGGACAGAAGGCAGGGTCAACGCTAGGTTCACAAGTTGGTAGTGTATTTAATGACTGTTGATTGTGATGATATAGAAAAATAACCTACCTTATTTCCCCAAAACTAGAGGAAAGTTGTTATAATGGTAAAAGTTACGGAGTGTATCTAATGAAAGTCGGCATTATTGGCCTTGGGAGAATAGGCGAGGGGATGAGCCGCCGCATGATAAAAGAAGGCATTGAAGTTTGGGGTTATAGTAGTACTAATTACGAGAGTGCATGTGGGCAATATGAAGCAGGATATATTAGCGGATGTGTAACTTCACTAGAGTATCTTGTTCAGGCAGTTAAATCTGATAGTAAAACGTTTACTAGTGCCGGAAGAGTTCCTGGTATATTTCAGATTACACTCCCAGAAGTAAAGGTAGAAGACACACTTGATGAGTTACTACCATTACTTGAGGAGAGTGATATAATTATTGATCACAGTACTACAGACATAGGAAAATGTCAGGAACTAGAACTGTACTGTTCTAAGTTAGGTATCTTATATATTTTCTCTGGGGTATATGGAGCACATGTTGCTATTGATGCTTGTTCTAAAATTTTTCAATCATTATCACCTGGTAATATTAAATGACTTTAGCGCATGTCCTACTTTTCGGATCACTACCGTTTCTATGTGCCACCATTTATTTCGGGTGCAGAAGAGGTGAGAATGTCTATTACGAAAGTGACAAATATGACGGAAATGGAACAGCGCATTAAGATGAGACATGCTTTTGCTATGTCTTCATTCAGCCGGATGTTTACACCAAATAGGATAACACACGAGATGAGACGACTTTGCCAAGAATGGTCCAAAGTTGAAGAACAACCTCCTGCTAAAGACTTATATGATGTCGATCGTTACTTCTTAGAACTTTGGAAAAATAGAAATGAACCTAAAGAAAAAAATTAAAGCATTAGAAAGCGAGAACATTAGGCTAAAGCTAGAGATCCTAAAACTAAAATTAGACCTTAATAACTCATCCAGTGGCTGGAAACATCCAAGATCCTGCCTTCATAACTCTGATCCATGGGAATATTTTAAGTAAATGAATCACATCACTATCGCCTCTTTAGCAATATTCTGTTCTATTGGGATATTTGTCTATTGGGGTATAACAAGTGCATTTTCCTGAACTTGTATCAATCTTATCCTAATGAGCTTAAATAAACGATATGGCCCCATGAACCAAGAAGAACTTGCTGAGCATAGAGAGCTTAGGAAGCAGCTTAGAGAAAGAATAAAGCAGCTGCGCATGGTTGAGTATATCGACGACGACGAGGAAAATGAACCTATTACTACAACCCCTTGAGAACCCCAATGACCCCGTGTGGAGCGTTATCATAATGGTAGCAATGAGCGCTGTGGGCGCAACATACGTGATATATTACATACTAAGAATTGCAGGAAAAGAACTAGACGAGACCCTTGACAAAGATTAAAATATAGATTAAGATTATATAGTATATGTTGTAGTGCTATGAATGTATTTGTACTAGACAAAGACCCCGTTAAGGCAGCAGAATATCACTGCGACAAGCATGTCAACAAGATGATTGTTGAGCATCTTCAGATGATGAGCATTGTTGCTGCGATTAATGACCTTGATCCTGCAAAACGAACTAACGGAGAGTTTTATAAGACCAAGGCGTTTCGCAAGCATCCTTGTACTATTTGGATGAGTCAGTCTTTTGGGAATTGGGCTTTTGCTTACCATTTAACAGAAGCGCTATGCTCTGAATTTGAAAAACGATTTGGACATCCCCATGGAGGCAAAGACAGTCTCAAGTCTTTACTTAGGACACGTATTGCTTTGTCTAAGAAACTGCCCCATGATATGACAGAATTTGCTCAGGCTATGCCAGATGAGTGTAAGATGGAAGGCGATGCTGTAGCGGCCTATCGTAAATATTACTGTATGCACAAACATGATTTTGCCACTTGGAAAACCGAAGTCCCACATTGGTGGGCACCTATTATTACCGAGAAATAGGCCTTACTGCATAATTGGCGATCTTCATGGACGAATTGAGACCTTAGAAAAGATAATTGAAAGGTCTCCTGGGTATCATTTTGTTTTAATAGGAGATAGTATCCACCACAAACCTTTCTTTAAAAGGACTAGGAAGACTTCGCCAGTTCGTACGCTTCAGTATATAAAAAATAAAGTAGTTAGTAATCAGGCAACGCTAATATTAGGGAATAACGAGAACTATATACTAGAAAACCTGGTGTCTCCAGAAGAGCAGATACTGAAGAGAGAAGTCAAATATACCTTAAAGTGTCTTAGGGAACTAGATTTTGATGAGAGGCTAGATATTATCTCGTGGTTGGCTCGTTGTCCTCTCACTGTGACTATAGATTCAGATTCTAAGAGATTTAACTTAGGACACGGCCTGTTTTACAAGGAAGTAAATAAGCATAATAGAGAAAAGATACTATCTGGCCCCGGCTTCCCTTGGTGGAAAGACAGGCTTGAAGAGTATTGTCCCATAGAAGAAGATATGTATATCTTTGGCCACTACGGCTATCCGTACATGCGTAAGAACCTACTCATATTAGACGCAACTAACTTCGAAGGTGTTGGCGTCTACTACACAGACCGAGAGGAGTTCTTGATCCACTATTGACAGGAACGTCTTCTTGGTATATAATAGTAAAAGCTACTCTTGTCTATGTCCAAACTTAATGTCCTGGGTTACGCCACTCTTTCAGATGGGATGAACCAACAGGTGTTCGGGGATTGCGAGACATCTCCTGTAAGACCTGAAACCATCAAAAGCATCAAGGCTACGATGGAAAACTTCGGAGTTACGTTCCCTATCGAGAACCCTAAGGGTTTCTTTATGGATGACTTCAAACTACCGGAGCTGAAAGGAAAGAATATTAAAGAACACTTCGAGAATATCTCTAAGTTGCTTGTATCGGACCAAATCAAGATCATGAAAGATTTTGCTTATTCCGAGCTACCTAGGAAGCCTAGTACAGAATATATCGTTAACACGCCGGGATGGACCAAATATACTCCAACTAAAACAGGATTTAAAACTACTCACCCAGAGGGGATTGAAGAAAGTATAGCCGTATTTGACTGTGAGACTTTTGTTAAAGGATCAGACTTCTCTCATCCAATCTTGGCCACAGCAGTTACTGATACTGCCTATTACATCTGGATGCATGAGTGTTATGTAGATCCTTCTATCGAGTATTACACCACCCTTGTTCCTGTAGGCGATGATAAGATTTTTATTGCTCATAACGTTGCTTATGATAGAGCTCGTTGTTCTGAGTCATACGACATCACTAAGAGAAACTATTGGTTTGATACCATGTCCGCCCACATTAACGTGAGTGGACTAGCTTCTGGTCAGCGCTGGTGGTACGTACAGAAAGCTGCTAAGAAATCTAGTTATAAAGCTGACCCTATCTGGGCAGAGAAAGGATCTCTCAACGGACTAATAGATTGCTATAACTTCCACTGCCAACCTATGATCCCTCTGCAACCAGAGGATAAGAAGATCCGAGACGTATTTGTGGTCAGCGAGACTATGGAACAGATATGTGAACTCCGAGAGGACCTAACTCAATATGCACTGAAAGACGCTGAGATCACTCAAGAGCTCTTCTCAATTGTCATCCTTAAGTACCTTCAAAACAATCCGTCTCTGACTACTTTGCTTGGTCACTTCGGAATCTCCTCTGCATTCCTTCCAGTTGTAGATGATTGGGACAAGTGGTTTGAAGGCTGTGAGGAGATCTGGCGTAACTCTATCGCTAGACAAGAAGAGATCCTAGGAGAGATGGCCCAAGAGATCTATGATGCTTGGAATCAAGGAGATATTGATGTAGAGTCAGACCCTTGGTTGTCTCAGATGGACTGGGAATGTAATTTCAAACTCACAAAAGCCGGGAAGCCTTCCTCTAAGTGGTATGGGGTCCCTAAGTGGTTGAGGAGTGTCTCTGAGATTGTGAAGACCGAAGAAGGTAGCAAACTAGTTATCGGAGGTATCTCCACTAAGAATCGTCTCTCTCACTTCCTTCTACGTCTAAAGTGGGATGATAAGCCTATGACGTATTTCACTGATCGTGGCTGGTGTTTCATAAACGAAGACCTCGGAGAGTATATTCGCGTCCCCCATCCCAAGGGCGAAGGAGAGAACGTTGGTGGTGTACTCTCTAAAGACTACAATGACGACTTTGAGTCTGGTATGCTTAGCTCAGATCTACCTCAAGCGAAAGAGCTTATTAAACTCGCTATCAACGTATCTTATTGGACCTCGGTCAGAAGCCGAGTCCGTGAACAAAATGTCGCTAAAGTCAAAAATCCTCTCGGTAAAGAATTCAATCTTATTGTTCCAGCAACAGTCCCTCACAATACTTCTACTAATCGGGCTGGAGAGAATCTCTGGCTCACGGTTCCTGATCCAAAGTATGATAAAATTGGATCCGAGATCAAGACCCGAGTACAGGCTCCTGACGGCTGGGTATTTGTTGAATCAGATTTTGACGCCCAAGAAGCTGTTGTTGCTTCCATCTTTGCTGATTCCTATCACCAGGTGGCTGGGTCAACTCAGTTCTCTCATGCTATCCTCGCAGGATCAAAAGACAACGGAACAGACATGCACTCGATGACAGCCAGGGCGATCGGTATCTCTAGAGCAGTCGCTAAAGGATGTAACTACGGGATGCTTTATGGCTGCGGAGCAAAGACCCTAGCCAATACAATTCGTAAGGGTAATAAGTCCATCTCTATGAAACAAGCGGTGGACATGGGTAAGAAACTTATTGAGATTAAGAAGGGTCGTAAAGCATACCGAGGAATGAGGGAACTCATCGGCGGATCTGACTCATATGCCTACAATGAGATGGCCCGGATTGCCTGTGAAAAGACGCCTATTAACCCTCTAAGTGGCACAAAAATGTCAACTGCCTTCCGTCCATCATCAGTGGGCGATGACTTCTGGACAATGAGGAATAACTGGTGTATTCAGTCCACGGGAAGTGCGATGCTTCATGCATTTATGGCCGCCATGGAGTGGTTGATTAAGGACCACGGACTCAATGCTAAGTTTAATATGTCGGTACATGACAGTATTCTGTATATGTGTCCAAAGGAAGAAGCAGAGACTTTGGCAGCTTTATTCCAAGTCGCTCATGCTTGGTGCTGGGCCTGGATGCGATATAATTATGGGATCTATGAGCTCCCCGTAGCTAACGCATGGCTCTCATCTATTGAGATCGACCATATCTTCCGCAAAGCCGCAGACGCTAATACTAATACAGTATCCCAACAGAAAAAAGAAAATGATGGAAACTCAGTTACAATTAAAGACCTCATCCCCGTCTTTAACAAGCTTTGAAGAGATAAATACATACTTCGAAGTGAAGTATGGGCTCTCTCTTTTCATGCAAGAAGAGCCTTATTTGATGGCAGGCAAGAAGCCTCAATATTGGGTGGGGCTCGTTAGCACAGAGTTTGCTTTATTAAAAGCGAATGGAGATCTCACTACAAAGTACCCTAAGAAAACAGGGATGACCCTTAACGCTGGTCATAGGTGTATAACTCTGAACACTTTAAAAAGAAACATCCAGAAAGATAATATGTTGTTTATTAGGGCTTAGCAGTCTAAGTCTAGTGCATCATCAGTCTTGAAATTAAGAACCTGACCAGAGTTCTCATCTTCGGACCCTAAACGCCCTACGTCATTTCTCCAAAGGGCAAAGTCTATATTAAGCTTGAACCACGGTGGATACTCGCCTTTGTTTGTTTTATCACATTTCCACACTCTTTGAAGAGTTCCTTGTACCACCTTAGAGTTATCTATAACAAAAGAGCCGTCTGCGGCGATCTTTCTAGCGTCACGAGGAGTGAACTTATAAGTTCCTGACCCATCCTTTGCATCACCACAAGTGAGTTCTAAGCTTGTTGATTTAGGACAATTACAGGCTTTTGCGTCTTCTACAATATAGCTCTCTGTTGTCTCTGGCCCAGTGATTCTAGACCATACTGCTAGACCTGTGGGTTCTCCAGTTTGTGTTTGTAAGCATTTCCTCGTGGGTAAGAAATCGACAATAGAGATAGGATCAAAAGCGGCACAAGGTTGAGTATAAAATCTACCATCAGATATAGAGACAGTAACAGAATAATTTTGTTCATATATAAATTGAGAGGCTTCTGTGACTTGAACAAATCTCTCGCTATCTAGCTCAAATCCTGTAGCAAATTCTACTCCTGGTACTTCTGGTACCCATCCTGTCACGGCATCGGCGATTAGGTCTAAGATAGGCAGAGAGAAACTATGCCCTTCTCTTTGAGTCTGCTTCTGAACAAGAGTGACACTATATGTCATCTTTCTCGTCCTGACCGTGGGTATATACGCTCCACCGCCCATCTCATTAGTTGATGAACCGGAGACATAGCTAATAATAATCATGGCCTGCTCCGCGACACGACCAGATTGATCTAGCTCTTCGGCTAGTCTTAGGACCACTGCGCTCTGGCCTATGGTGCTATGCACTCTTGTATGTAGCTGGTTCTCAATTTCTAAAAGCATTAGAACTCGCCACCAGACAGATAATCAGTTAGAACCCATTTCCCACTAGTGTTATCGTATATGAGGAAGTCTCCCTTCTTCACGTTTCTAGAGAAATTAACGTCGGATAGATCTTGTAGCTTACGAGTAGATTCTAGGGAGATGATATACTTACGAAGCGCTGCGGCGTCTTCCTTATGCTTGGTACCGTCAGGAAAAATACCTGTCTTATAGCCTGTTAAGTAGCCATAGCAGTTTCCTGAGTCGTTGTTTGTGAGATGCATTGCCCCACTACCTTCTCCTGTAGGGTAGTATGGGTTGTATCCTTTATAAGAGCTTGTAGACATTAGAAAGTATCCTCAGTAGTTAGACCACCATAATTATCAAATTCTCCATCTGCAGACGGGGTGGTATTATCTGCAACGAGACCGTCGCCATCTTCAGGGCTGTCCGAATCTTCTGTATTCACAAAGCTAGATAGAGATCTTGTAGTTTCAAGGGCGCCAAATAGTACATTAGAACGTTGATTACTATCAGATTGTACATCTTTAATACCAAGAGTCTCTGGCTCAAGAGATCTTTCACTATACCTATTAAGAACGGGAGACTCTCTATTAGCGTACGGGAATCCTCTATCATTACTTCCTTCACGGAGCACCCACTTATTAAGTGAGGGTTCGGTAAAGCTTCTTCCTCTCTGATAAGAGCTCTTTGTCATCGAGCAACCAGATCTCCAGTAGCGATAGGCTTCTTGCCATTTAAGCCCCGCACTTGGGCTTCCCTTAGATCCCCAAGCCTCTAGTTGTTGTAGTGCCTTCTCCGCTGCTTCTTGGACTTGAGTCCTAGGGCGGAGGACATCTAAATAGAATCTAGCGATAGTAGCCTGAGTTCTTCTAAATGAGCCGGCTATAAGTACTTTACCCTGAGGCGGAGCACTTTCAATGTAGTTGTTTACTAACTGAGCAGCGTCATTTAACGCGAGCTGGATTTTATCTGCGTCTATCCCGTTTCCGGTAGGATCTTCAATATTAGATAACTCTACGGCTTCTTGGAATCCAAAAATAGATACAAAGTAATCAACAGTCGCTAGGTTACAATTACTCGCTACCCCATATATATCTCTTGGAGGCTGAGGTCCTGACATAGCTTATATTATTCTTCTTTTTACTTTAAACAAAAAGGGCCGACCCGAAGGCCAGCCAGTTTGTTAAGTTGTCGATTATAAATCAGACGCAGTTGGTGAGGATTGCTCCAGCGCCAACTTTACCGTTTTCGCCCATGCCAACTAGCTCGAATGAACGCTCAACAAGGATGTCACCGGTGAATACACGGCGTTCGATGTTGAATCGCTCAGGAGTAGCGATAGGATAACCAGCAAGAGTGTAGGTGTATCCAAAAGCAGGGTTACCGTAGTTTGCATCCAATGCAGGAGCGAAACCATCAGTAGCGCCAGAAGGCTGGTAGAAGAGGACCGCTACGTTGGTGTAGATGTTCTCAAGTGATCCAGTCGCCTGGTTAAGCTTAAGACGACGTGCAACACGAATCTCGTCAAGGCCAAAGATGTTGGCGAGAGTTTGTTCGTTGACGAGAACGCCACGTTGCATGAAGTCTCTGATTCTCTTGTTACGCTTGAGGGCGTTGAAGGCATCAGGTGAGATAACCATCTTATTAGGATAGGTACCGATCTGAGAGCGAACAGCTTCCTTAGCTTCGTCGATTAGGACTTCGATATCAGAAGTAGCAGCGTTGAACTTGTCTGCGCCAGAAGCGCGAGTAGAAAGGTCAAATATGCAAGAGGTCTCATACGAAGCAGAAGCTGTAACAGCATCAGCAACGGTGATCTCCCATGACTGCATAAGACGGTTTGCAGCGTCCTTTGCAGCGTACTGACGAAGGTCAATTTGAGCAGCGCCGTTCTTGGCTTCTGCTGCGATTTCCTCAGCAATTTCCCAGCTAATCGCTTCCTGACGGAGAGCGAACGAGCGTGTTCCGAACTCATTCTGGATCTTTTGGATATTAGATCCGGGTGAGCGGAGGAAATTCTGAGCGGCAAAGGCTTCCTTGCCGAATACGAGTGTACGGCCGGCGCGTGTATTCATAGATACGGCGGGACCGAAGAATGTAGCAACGCCTTCGGCGTTCTTGTAGCCTTGGGCGAGTTGCGTAAGAATAGGATCGATTACGCGTACTTGATCTAGATTCATCATGATTTTAAAATTCTCCTTATTTTATCAAGAAGCGCCTTCAGAACCTAGCTTAACTCTGATATACTGACCGGCTGTGGTGCCAGCAGCAGTATCAAGAGCTCGACCAAGAATGAAGTTTGTACCACTACCACCAGAAGCAATAGCTTCTCCGGAGTCGGACGCGTATACGGCGGCATCAACAGCGATTGCACCAGAAGTGGCGTCAACCTCTACAATAACGATTCCTTCTGTTACTACAGAAAGGAGTCCTTGATATGGGAACACTCCAGGCTTAGAAGGAGTGGTGGATGGATTGAGTTGACCCTCGTAAACGAGAGTAGATCCATCATCGACTTGATAGCCCTTAGCGGTCAGTTGACCTTGACCAGGAGCATCAAAAATAGTAACGCCAGAGGCGAAATCGCCATCAGCGGCGGGGTATGCACCAGCACGAGTTACGAAACGGTGAGCAGCAATTGTGGCGCTGGTCGATACAGTTTCGACATACTGGTGGTCAAAAGACATATAGCGGGGGTCTGTTGCCATTAGTATTTACCTTAGTTGTTGTTAATAACAAACTTAACAGCTGTTAAGTAATCGCAGTCGTTCTCTTCAGCATAAGATAATGCCTCTGCATGAACGTTAGCGGTGTTTGGATCGTAAGCGTATCCAGAAGCGTTGGGCTCGACCGACTTCGACTTTTTGGGTGCAGAAGTTGGTGTTGCAAACTCTTCAAACGAGACCATAGATGGTAAGGAATCAAGAACTCCACGCATGAAGTCAAACTGTGATGCCTTTCCGGTCTCCGAGAAATTCACAGAGTTCTTATTGTTAAGAGTCTCCATGAAACGAACAAGATCTCCCTTAGGTACAACCTGTTCGGTAAGCTTACCAGACTCGTAGAGTCCTTCAGCGAACGAAGAAATTTCTTTCTCGCGAGCTAGCTTTCTTTGCTTATTAAGCTCTTCCTCGAGTTCGGCTACTCGAGCGTTAAGGTTATCAACGCTCTGATCTCCAATAGCGGATTCGCTATGATCTAGAGATTCGGTAGCCACAGGTGCAGCTTCTTCGGCGTGGTCAGCTTTCTCTTCTTTCTTTTCTTCTTTAACCTTTTCGGACATGTCAGATTTTTTCTCGTCTTCGTCCTCTTCCTTTTTCTTCTTCTCTTCTTCCATTTCGCCGCAGCCTTCGCCACTGTCAACTACTTCTTCAGCATGATCTGCTTCTTCCTTTTCTTTCTTTTCCTCTTCTTTTTCTTCGGCGTTATCAACTACTTCTTCAGCGTGATCGGCCTCTTCCTTTTTCTCTTCGTCGTCCTCTCCTTTTCCTTCCTTTTCTTCCATGTGCTTTTTGAGTCCTTCTGGCATTTCGCCATAGGAAGCGCCCTTCTCCATCATGGAGCCGGCCTGCTTCTTGAGAGCCAGTGCTTGGAAGAGCTCGTCTTCGTCGTACTCGGCAGCTAGAGAGGCAATTTTCTTGTCGTTATTCTCCATTTCACCAGAGATATCTTCTTCGCCGTCCTCTTTAGCAGGCTCATTGCCTTCTCCCTCTTCATCGCCCATACCTTCTTCGGTAGGAGCTTCTTCATCACCCATGCCTTCTTCAGCAGGAGCTTCTTCATCGCCCATACCTTCTTCGGTAGGAGCTTCATCTTCTAGACCCATGTCATCGCCTTCACCTTCACCCTCGGGGGCTTCGGATTCAGCTTCAGGAGCCATTTCTTCATCTGTTTCTTCGTCAGCAGCATACTCCATTTTATAGTCGGCAGGAGCACCTGTTTCGCTGACTTCATTGCCTGAGTCGTCATAGACGGAGGGTTTGCCTCCGCCGATATTGATATTGACGGTCATTCCGCCCTCGGCATGATCAGCTGTTTGATCGACCGAGACCTCCTTGACTACGTCATTGTTTTTCTTTTTAGTCATAGCAAAGTTGTTTGTTTCTAAGGCTTCTTTAAACGAAATAGTGATGTCCCCCTCTTCGGGAGTCAAGTTAATAATTTTTTCGTTATTAAGTTCACCTTCGGAAAAAGCGGTTAGGCCTTTAACGGCAGGAATTGATACTAGTCCAAGATGACGAAGTGCTAATTTTCCGGGATAAGGGTTTGTCTCAGCCTCGGGTAAGTAGAACGAGCTACTTACTTTCTTAAACACTCCGTCGCGAATTAGTTTTTCAGCTTTAGGAGTAAGTTCAACGTTACCCCATAAAGCCTTACCTTTTCTCCAAAGATTTTTTACCCAACCCAATGCTGGGGTTCCGTCTGTTTGATCATGCCCGATAATAAGAGGGGCCTCGTGGTCACCAGGAACATAGGTCCCAATAACCTGATCCAGATCCTCCTCTGTGAACATTAATTTTTGCCCAGTAGAGCTGATTTGAGCACCAGCCCTGAACATTTCTATGTGCACAGATTTCTTCTTTTGTTGAGAAGATAGAGGTTCTTTTGAGTTTATAACCTGTTCTTGATTATCAGACATTTTTAATTATCAAACGGTAGTTTGGTTAAGGAGATAGTCGAATCTATCTACGTTTCTAGAGAACGAATCCTGTACCTGAGCAACCTGACCAGCAGGTGTTCTAACCACAGTAACAACTAGACGCTCAAGCGTTGGCGATGTAGCCACGTAAGCATCGAGTCTTAATGTTCCATTTTCCAGATCAGCTAGGCTGTTGTTGGCATCAGAGCAAACAACAAGATATGCTTGTTCTGGTCTTGCACCAAAAAGCGCACCCTGACGATAAAGTTGGCCCATAACCTGAGAGGCAATAGACTTGGCTCTAGAATAGAGTGTACCAGCAGAATCGATCTGTTCAAAGAGAACATCGTCGAAGCTCCTAGCCATAACATCAAGAAGGACGTTAAGGATCGCTCTCGTGTTAACAAACTTGAAGAGAGCATTTGGGCTCATTGTTCTAGCGCCCCAGGCAACAATTCCTCTATTGGGTAGGCTTCTAATTGGATTGAGGCCTAGAGGGTATGTAACTTCTTGCTGTTGGGCAGTGATATCAAAGCGGAGGCCATTGGCTCCTCTTAGTGGGTATCTTGCACCAGCGGGGGATTGTTGGAATCCTTCGTTAACGTATCTAGAGCAAGCAATACCTGCAATGTACGCACTAGGAGGAACAAATCTATCAGCAGCGTTCTTGATGTAAGGAGCATAGAAAGCACCGTGGCCAAAAGGAGCACCGGCTGTAGACTTAACATAAGCGAGTTCATCTTGTACTTCACTCAAGCTGAGTTCATCAGCTCCACAATCGATAAGTGCGATGTGCTGAGTACCAGAGATACCCTCAACTTCACCAAGCTTACCTTCGGCAGCTCTTAGAAGCGCTTGAGAGACTTTTACTCTTTCTTCTCTTGCTTCTTTCTTAGTAAGAACACCAGTTTCTTGCTTGAAACTCGTAAATGCTTCTGGGGCAAAAAGGAAGCCAGGGCGATATTCGCTGGCACCCATGCCTTGCTCGATAGCATAAACAAAGTCCTGAGCCCTTGCTTTAGAGGATAACTTGTAAGCAGAAAAATCAGCGGCTTCAGAGAGCGAGTTGATTCTAACTACGTTCGTATCTCTCTGTCCGTATCTGTTAAGACCAGGAACAACAGGAGAAGGAATACCGTTCTTAGAAGTAATTTTTACTTTAAGAATATAGTCGTGACGATAGAACCCGTTAGCAATAGAGCTATCTAGGAACACCGTAGTAGAACTAGAGGTAAACGCAGGAGCAGAAGTTACAACGAAAGCAGAGTCATTAGTTACGCTTGCAACTTGGAATCTGTAGCCATTGATAACAACATAGGATCCGGTATAAAGACTCTCAGTAAACTTGGTTGTTACTGTGCTGTAGCTTGTGCTAGCTGCAACAGTGGCACCAGCCACGTTACTTACGATAGCCTGGGTATTAGAGGAAACGGTAACAACTTCATATGTAGCGGATCCGATAAGGAGTCTGTATCCGGGGGCAATAGATGAAAGGAAATCTGTGCCTGAACCTAATAAAGCTCCACTTGCCAAGAGTTGAATTGTTCCACTCTGAGCTGAAGTCGATCCTTGGATAGTTGTGTTAGAAGCTGTTGTTGCAATAGTTCCTGTAAGTGCTTTTCCGTCATTTGTAGGACGAAGAGCAGGCTTACCGGCGTTAGCAGTAGAAATAGAGATTGCAGTGCCATTGTTAGGTGCAAAATTACCAGCTCCTAAACCAGAGTAGTCAACAGAAACTGCATCTACCTCATAGTAAGGATCGAGTTCTTTCTCTGCAATAACTTCTTTAAGTGACTTAACGATGTCTGCTGTAATCTCGTCTGGAGTAGCGCCATTAGCAATAATGACTCTGTTTTCTCCTGCGATATTTACATAGAAGACTTGGACGCTGTCAGGAACATATCCGGTTCTTGTAACATTACCGCCTACAGAAGTGATCGTTCCATTAGGAACCTCGGTTAGGCCTCCTCCAGCTGCTCCTGCAGTAAAGGCGGTAGTGCCAGCATCCCACTGATAATAAGCGGCGAATCCATCGGACCATTTAATATGGTCGTCTTTTCCGACTCTTTCGTCAGTAGTAACGGCTACAATCTTGTTATCTGGGATGTTGCTGTCAGCTGCGTAGATCTCTTGATCAAGCAAGAAGTCTTCGATTGCTTTAAATACGTCTGCTTGAACAGCAGGGTCATAGGCAAGTCTACGAACTCTTACTTCTAAAGCGTTATCAGACGTAAAAGTGAGAGCAGCACCTGAGCCATTATTGATAATGAAGGTATCGCCAGATACACTTAAGACAACGTATGTAGTGCTATAGAAGATATTTCCGGTAGGAAGCTCACCAGCGGCGTTATAAGCAGCTTGGCCAGGGTTGATTCCTTCAAAAACAATTTTATCACCTGCAGCAAGAGCGTCGGCTCCAATGCTAAGCTTAGCGATCTCTCCTGAGCCCATTGTAACAACGCCGGTTGAGGCGGTGAAGGAGCCAGCAGAAGCCGTCTTTCCAGTTACGGATGTTTCTTCTAAGAAATTACCAATGGCCGAACCAGAGATAGGAAGAACAGGCTCTTGAGATGATACGTCTCTAGCAATGCATCTAAAATCAAGTTCTTTGATTGGAACGTAGCGACTAATCGTTCCTGCATCTGTCGGAGTCGCATATGCGGTATCAGAAATCTGATAACCTTTGAAGCTTTGGATGGTCGGGATTACGCGAACGTCTTTAGAGTAAATTCTGAAGGTAGCCTTTTTGGCTTCTTCATCTGTTTGCTCAATTCTATAGAACGTTTTGAAATCAGGATCATCTTGTGAAAGATAACCTACGATATCAAACGCGTTGTCACTCGCATCAAGAGCAGTAGTTGTAATAACTCTGATCTCTACGCCGTCGGAATCATTGATACCCAGGGACTTATCCCCGAAGTAACGATCACCAACTTTTAATGAGAATAAGTTCCATCCAGCAGCCTTGGTCACGATGACCTTGGATTCTGGAGTAGGAGTTACGCGAGTGTAGTATAGAATTCCGTTGACGCCAACATTCTCGAAGAATGCTTTCACGGAATCGTATGAAGCGATAGACTTGGGGTTATTAGCAGCGGTAGGGATACCGCCGGCTTTTTGAATCCAGTCTTGTAAAGAACCAACTTGTGTTGGTAGGTACGGGGGGAGAGATGAATACTCGTCCAGGGGATTTTCATCATATGGATCTACAGGTGTAGAGCCAAAGATGTAGCCAATGGCATGAGATGCCAAAGGCTGGGGTAATCCACCAGTTGAGGACTGAGTAACAAACACTCCGGGGCGCTGTAGAGCGCCTACATTGATGTTTACAGGATTAGCCATAAATTAAATCTTTGCAAAGTAAGAGGCCTTTCAGATAGCCTTTAAACAAATAGCCATTTATAAGCTTTAATCTTCTGGTTCGTTTTTGTACAAATCAAATAGGTTATTCATTAACCAATCTGGGCAGCTCTCGCTACCACATTTTTGGAGCTCTAAGATCTTAAGAGACTTACGCATTATCTTATTGAAATCGGAGTCTGTAACGTGATGAGAGCATACTTTAACAAACCCTTTTAGCTCGGTATCATTCTTATGCACTACAATCGAGCACAGGATTAATATGAGTTTCAGTCTTAGTTCGTCTGTCATTTAGATTGCGATTTATTTAATTCGGATATTGCATCCTGATGGACTTGAATCATTGCCATGATTTTAGTCATGGGCTGAGACTCAAAAAAATTCATCGCAACAAAAGAATTATTTTGTAAAGCGTAACATACCTCTAACCATTTGAGTTTCGGCATAAAATTGCAAAATATCTCTTTCACTACAATTTCAAAAACTTCCTTTATGACCTTTGGTGTTAATTGATTTATCCTTATAGACGATAGATTTATTTTCTCAAGTATATCCATGACGTCATTTATCGATAAATCCTTGCTCTCTTCAAAAAACCTTTCAAAAAATTCTAAGTCTTCACCCGTAATATCTCTAAAATGTAAGGCATTACTATTCTTGTCAACTATAGAGATAGTATAGTTATGCCTTCTTATTGTAGAGTACTTCTCACTCATCAGATCCTAGTAAGCTACCAAGGGCTTCGCCAATCTTTTTTAATTGTCTTGCAGTTAATCTTTTAGCATCTCTCATGGACAATTTTTTGCCTCCAGCCTCAGGAGCATGAAGGATACAGATCGTTTGAAGTGTTGCTTCGATCTCTCCTAATTTCTTATCGTCGTTGATATTAGAGATATAGATTAGATCCTCTGCGCATGGTTCTTTAAGGTATAAGAACTTCCCTTCGCTGATTTCTACGGGAACGACTTCAGGTTCGCCAAAATCAAATGCACTTATGGTCTCTAAAGTGCCATTTTCTTCTGCCCCAGGCCGAGACATTTTGCTGGTAGCCATGATTTACATTGAGTTGTACGTTCTTTTCTTTAAACTCTAATTTTGATTTTTTGTTTAAAGACATCTTAGATAGAAATAAAAATGGCTATTAATTCTTCAAATGCGCCATATGAGTCTTGGAAAACCCTGAGACAAAACTCTGACTACAGGGCTAAAACAACTCAGAACATGGCGTATGTTAGAGAGGCCCTATCTCAGGACAAATATCTAAAGTCCTCTAATAGAGTTAATCCCGGACCTTCTAGAAATACCAGAGCTTCTATGGCTAATAATTCTGAACAAAATCCTCACGTCTACGGATCAGAAGACATGTGGGGTTGGCAAAATTGGGCTGATAAGAGAACCAAGAAAGCATCTACATTGGCCCCAGGCCTTATAGAAGTTAATTCTAGTGTAGACGCCCCAGGAACACAGTACCCAGGCCCCTCTAGAGTGAATGGCTGGGCAGGCTGTTCTACCTGCAGGAGACGAAGGATATGACAGTAAGAAAGCCTAGGAAGCCAGCGGCGGCTAAAGCTGTAGAACCTACTCGGGAAGATAAGTATAAGATCCCTCAAGAGGAGCTAGAAAACTTTTTTATGGACCCAGAACCATCTGAAAAACCTCTCGTACAAAAGAAAAAATCAAGACCTCCTAAAACGGGTAAGATCTTCTTAGGACAAGAGGACATACGCCACTTTGAAGCCTATAAGAAGTTCTTAAAGGAAGAGCAAGGTATCACAGATGTTAGACATAAACGTATTTAAATGATATAATAGATAGAAGAATCTATTTTATGAAGCCTAAAATCAAAGAAGCTTACATGAAGACTGCTGAACTTTTTTCTGAAGTATCTGAGTGTGATCGAATGAAAGTAGGCGCGATTGTAGTCAAAAACGGGAGTATCTTAGCTCATGGCTGGAACGGGACTCCTTCAGGTTTTCATACTAACTGTTGTGAAAAAGAAAACGGCAGCACAAATCCTTTTGTTCTACATGCTGAACAAAACGCATTGATTAAGATGGCAAAATCTTCCGAGTCTATCGACGGAGCTGAGCTATTCTGCACACACAGTCCATGTCCTGATTGCTCAAAAATGATTGCTCAAGCGGGTGTTAAAAAAGTCTATTATCGCCATGAATATAGAATCACTGACGGTATTGATGTTTTAAAGCAGCTTGGCGTAGAAATTGAAAAAATGTAATGTTTGAACATCCAGAAGCCCGCGAAAGAATTAAAAAAATATTTAAGAACATATCTAATTTAGAGGGGGAACTAATTCCCGAGTTTAAAAAGACTCTAATAAAAAATGAACCGCTTGGTCTGTACATAGCTACAGAGGACCAATCAGACATAATGTGGGTTTTTGGTAGGGAAGAAATTGCTAGAATGTTAGGTGGAGAAGAAGCACTAGACGCTATAACCGAGGAGCTTTTACCGACTTCTTTAGATAAAGAAGAAGGCGTTGTATTTGCAGTATTAAAAAAAGTCGGGCCACTCTACGCGATCCGACTAGAAAAAGCTGTTCTTGAAGAAGTATTTTTAAGTTAGTCTACTAGAGCAAGCACTGCTGTTTTAAAGCTGGCGTAATCAGCACTGGCACTTAAAGCAGCTTTTAATTCTACAACTGTAATCGATGGGGTGAGCGATTTTATAATTTGACCAAAAGCGTTGATACTAACATTTGATCTGAGGTTAACGCCGGCTGTACTCGTTGGAACAAAAGCAATTGTAATAGTTCGTGGCCCTATCTCGTCGTCTATATTAACTGGTTTACCAAAAGAGATCCATTCAGTAGTAGTTGTTGAATTAGTTGTTTGATCTGTTCCTATCCAGTTAAACCCTATATATGTGCCTCTTTCTTCGCTATCCCAAGAGCTAGACGCTATTGCGCATATAGAAGACCCGATAATCTTACCGCCTCCGTCGTTTCCGGCAAACTCGATCTTACCAATCTCATCCTGTCTACGGAGCGATCCATTGTTGTTGGATTTTTCCCCTCTTGTTTTATAGAACTGAACGATAGAAGCACGAATAGTATTACCTGTTGAGGTATAAAACCTTGAAGTGTTAACAACTTCATCTTGAGTTATAAGGGAAGTTAAAGTAATCTTTAGCGCCTCCTGCGTCTCTCCTATTCGAGACACCTCAGAAGATAGCGTACTTATCTCTTCTAGTTTCTCTAGCTGACTATCTACAATATCTTTCCTAGAGGAGAAAGTACTTTGTAGTGTGTCTTGTGCTGTTTCTAGAAGTTGAAAAGCGTTTTCTAAATTAGTTATTGAAGTAGCAGTTGCGTCTGATAAGGCCGCTTGTGACGATGCTAGAGCTGTAGAGAATATTTTTAAATCCCTGGTGCTAGCATATGTTCTATCAGCGTATCGAACACTAACAGCACCTTGTGGTGTTGTAGGGTCTACCACCTCACAGATAGAAACACCGAGCTTTAGCCCACTCTTTGATCCGGAGCCATCCTCCACAAATATGCTGCTATCAGATAGCAATCCATCTTGAGAGAGCACTTCTCCAGTGCTTGAAAGTTCTTGTCTAGATACATTTAAGAGACCACCAGCGTAGTCTTCAATAAATTTAGATCTTAGGTCTGCCATAGTATTGGTCTATTTGGATATTACTTAGATTCTTAGGAAAGAAAGCATACATTTGAATCGGGATTACATTTGTTGGAGGGGCATTATCCCATAATACCAGCCAATTGTTTGTGACTAACAACCTAATCTTAGATGCAATTCTATTGTTACCCCAGTTAATGTCATTGCCTCTTAGGTCTAATAGAGTGCTATAAGACTTTCTGAAAGGAGGTAAAGAGCCCGGAAATATGTTAGCCGAAGAAGTTTTTGTGGGTCTAAAAGAACTCAATGTTTCTTCTAGTCCGTCTTCTGTTAACCTACAGTTCTTTAAACTCAATACCTTGATATTTTTAGACAATCCTAATAAAACAGACTCTAAATTAATGCAGTTAGTAAGGTCAAGAAATTCTAGGGCTGATAAATTAGACCCAGTAAAGGATCTGAGATTAATATTTCCTTCTAGATTTATTCTCCTAAGAGATGACCTCTTAAGATTCATATTAACATAAAGCAAAGAATTCCTTTGCAAGTTAATAGACTCTATGTGGGGATCTATGCTGTTACCGGTCTCTGCGTCTATCCACAAATCGTCCCAAGTGAGTATCTCTTGGTTTGTTAGTTTTAATTCTCCTAGCGGCGGTGGAGAGGTGACTATTATATCTAAAACACAAGAGTTTGATTTTTGTTTTGATAGATAGACATTGTCGTCTGAAACAATATTTTTATTTGGGAAATCTACATAATTAAAAGAACTATTTTGCTTCTTTGTTATAGGTAGTAGAACTGAGTCCTTATTGCTTAGAAGAAAGTGAGTAGATATTTTCATTTAGATAAACCTCCTGCTAGGGTTTTAGGACAGAATTTCAAGAACGCTACTTCGTCCTCTTTAATAAATCTCTTACATTTTAATAGGCTCATACAGGCTTGATAAGCGTAAGGGTCCTCTAATAGAGCACACTTAAATGGCCCATCTTTTTCCCACCTTGCTTTTATTGCCTCTATTAACGCAAATTCAGAGTTGTAGTACATAGAGTAATACTTCTCTTTAGGATCAACCACTTCTTGGGCAGAAGTAGTTAAGTTTATACCAGAATCATTTGAATCTAATGATGAGTCATTTGTTTTCTTTGTAAAGACAATCGGCTCTGATTTTAATTCAGACAAAATAGGCTCTCCGTTTAAGCCAATCCTTACTTCCTCGTCGTCAAACACATTAAAGAATAGTGGTCTGTTATTTGGCATATTTGGCAAGAAAACATTACTCAACTTAATCTCTGAGTTTTTGCCGTAAGGGCGATCTATTAGTATACCACTATTAGAGATCGGGGTAAACGGAGTATCATCTCTCTCAGAATATATTGCTTTATTAGTAGGCTCTCCGCAGGAGTTTATTATCCTCTCTATATTTTCTTCGCAATTTGTACCACCAAATTTTTTGCACGATTGTACAGCATCAAACTCTGTTATCAGCTTGTCTTTTACTAAATTTGCTACTACTGATGTTTCTACTTTGCTTTTAAAGTCGTTACTAATAAATAGCAAAGGGTCTACGGAGTCAAGATTTTTATTAACGACAAAGCCTGCTTCAGGTCCTACTCCAGATACCTGACCCTGTTTGTTAGAGGCTAGGTTTTGCTTACTGGGATTCGAGCTTAACTCACTTACACCGAACTTAGCTAATGCTACTGAGTTAACAGGGGAGATTCCTGTGATTAACCTATTATCTTCTATTACTTTTGTAAACTTATCTAATACGTTACTTTCGGTAATATTATTACTAATCCTAGGTGCTAAGAAAGAGAAATTTGTAATAATCTGAGGAGAAAGTACATTAGCTTGCTCTGGAGTAATACTATTTTCTTTAGGTACAGACTCTGGAACCGGAGAGTTACCAATACCTGGAGAGCCCATTATTGTCTCAGTACCCCTCAAAGAAGGTTCTCCAAGAGTCCCAAGATCTCCGTTTATGGGAACAATCTCTCTAACAAGCCTTGACAGAGTATCAGTCTCTTTATTATAAGAGTTAATAATATTATTGAAGGAATAAAGATCTGGGACATCTTGAGAGAAATCGTCCTCTAGGGTGTTAATAAAATTAGTAATAGTTAAATCTAAAGAGAGTACTAAAGACTTGAGTATCTCTACAACAACAGTTAAATTGAAAGGACTACGAGGCATAACAAAGAAGTTAGGGGCCTGATACGAATTATTGTAATACCCTATCTTATGTAGTACGCCACTTAAATAGGCATAGTTAAGGACCTTAGTTAGCCGCCCACCTTCGTATCCCTCAAGTAGTTGACCTAAATCTGTGTGAAAAGACTCTGGATTTAAGGTTTTAATAAGTTCTTTTACAGTCAATCCCTGGCTCTTGTCATACAAGTTTTGCAGGAAGTTTGTAGACGCTTCTCCTAGATTTTTATCAAGTATTTCTGTGTATTGTTTTAAAGCTAGCGGAGCGTGCTCATTAGCGGTTTGATAGTCGATAGAATAGGAATTAAGATCAAAAGCAGATTTTCCAAATATTAAAGATTTAGATACAGGGTTTAAAAGATTAACTTCTTCTTTATTTAGCAATATATTTCTTTCTTTATTTTTTAACAAAAAGGAAATTGATTCAAAGAATGTGAGCCTATTACCAGATAGATAAGACTTAAATAGCTCGAGCTGCTCTGGGTTTATTGCAAAAGTTAAACTTACCAGCAAACCCACTAATTTACCAAATCTGCTAGCATTATAAGTAGTTGCTTTTGATTGATCTTTTAACGCAATAGTAAGCAGATTAATTAGACCCTTATCGTCTGGGGAATAAAGATATCCTAGGTAGGCATCAATTGCGGACTCTCCTCCAAACTCGTATATTAATTGAGATAGCTCGTATCCTTTAAAAAACGAAGCCTGGTCTCTTGAATCAGACAAAGGAGCAAAATTTAATAGTAGCTCTTCAAGGGTCTCTGCAGAGATAAACTCATTAATTTCACTTTCCTGAAAATTTAATGACCTTAGGCTGTCTATTAGAGTCTCTTTATCTGGTAAGGAATTTTTAAAAGAGATGTTGGGTATAAAAGTTCCTGGCTGATATCCTATTGTCTCAATGTCGTCTATAATTCTTTCTAGATATTTCTGCACTTTTCTGCTCCATAGGCTGAGTTTCCTTAGAGACTCTCCTGTAAAAGGTATATCTGGAACTACTGTAGTTAATTTCTGATAAGATTTTAGGAGATAGGTTGTTAATCCATTTAGCCCAGGAAGGACTTTTTCTCCTCTAGAAATCAACGCTTCAAGATCTGGCCTTGGAATAAACACGTTACTTAGTTCTTGCATTTGTAAGTAGATAGAGCCCAAGCCTTCGTATCCTGCAAGCTCGCCGTTTCTATCTAAAGACGTTGCAACAGCATTAACAGTGTCTCCTAGAGTACCAGAAATGTTAGTAATTGTTTCTAAGCCGAACAATATAACATCCACACTATACTGATAGTTGTCTGTGTAGGGGTTTCTAATGTTAAGAACAAAGCGATCTCTTATACCATTACTGTATTTTGAATATAGAGGGTTATGCATAATCTCTACTAGCTCGTTGACTTTACCCTTGTTTACTATTTTGGTTTCAACGTCTGGATTTAGAGTTAAATTTTGTTTAAAAGACTTAAGGTATTTAAATCCTTCAATAAATTTAAGTCCGGCTATTTTATTAGTCTCTCCTGTGTAATAATAAATTAGATCAAAGTTACCAAATAAGTTTACTCCAGATACTGAAGAAAAGCCATCAGCTAAGTTTCTACCATAGCACCCAGAATAGAGATACTCACAAAAAGAAGCGATGTAATCGATGTCTCCTACAGGAGAGGCCTGTTTATTTCCAAAGTACCTTATCACAGTTTTAAGGGAGACAATACTATCAACAATCCCCTTTCCCGACCCTCCAAAAGTCAAAGAAAGATCTTTCTCGTCATACACTAGCCCAGTATCAAGGCTCGTTTCTTTGCTATCAGAGATAATACCGTTGATATCGCTTGCCTCTTCTAAAGCGTTAACTACATACTTATTAACATTTTTCCTGAGTCTATTATTAAATGTTTTTTCTTTATTCAAATACTTTGAAGTATACTCGCTCCATTCCTCTCGATCAAACTCTGTGTTAGGTCTACTAATATCTCTATTTAGAACGTAAAGGACATCATTTAGAATCGTGTAGATCTTTCTGCCATAGAATGGGTTTTCTTTATATTTCTTAGATTGCACTTCCCAGTAGTTATCCTCTCCAAACAAAGAATAAATAGTATCGTTATTTATCTCTCTTGATGAGTAAGAGTCTTTAACAACAGCCAGAGAAGGACCATAGTCAGAGATAAGCTGAACAATCTGCTCTGTTCTAAGCCCCTTTAAAAACAGATCTAAGTTTACTAGAGAACTAGCTATCTGCTCATAGTATTGATTAATATATAGCTCTATGGTTGTGTTCTTTCTATTAAATGCCTCTTTTAAGAACTCAATAACTGACTGATTTATTATAGAGTATAGCCCTAAGAATCTAGGGACGTTAAATTGCAATTGCACCAAAACGTAGGAAAGATCAGCGTACAAAGGTACAGTAGATAGAGGTTTGTCCTTCTCTATCCTTATGAACAAAGTACTCATGAAGTCAAGCATTGTCTTTTTAAACTGCTTTTCTTCAGAAGAAACTTTTAGCTCTTCTACCTGGGTTTTATATATAGCAAAAGCAGTATCGACAATCGTAGGCAGGCTTCCCCTTATACCTTGTACCTGTATTCGAGTTAGATCCGAAACCATGCTAAAACACTTTTTTTAAACTTTAAACTTTAAGTTTAAAGCTTTGTAGCTATGATCAAATTATGCCCGCCAAAACTTCCGTAGTTATTATAAAGTCCAAATCTGTTGATAATGCATCTGACCTCAACAAGATGGTTGTCCATCTAGAGCAAATCTTAACAGAAAAGGAGGGCGTTGAAATAAAGGTAAGGCAATCAATTACCGAGGCTTTAGTTAAAGGCTCCGATTTTATAGTCTTTGCAGGATGGGATAATTCTTTACTATCGTCATTCTTTAGCGCCTTGAGTACGATCGAGAAGATAGAACCTCCTGTAGATAAGAAGATCTTTTTATTCGATGAGCCAGGTAGTAATTGTTGGACGGACTTGAATAGGATCCTGACTTTTGGAATGGATCTAGGTAGAGTAGATCAAAACTTATTTGAAAAAATTGTTGACTGTTGGAATTATCGTGATATAATGAGCTATATAGAGTTCAAACTACGTCAGTTAAACGAGAATGATAGCACAGGAAATACTGACACTAAGTAACATACCAGAGGCTCTTTTAGATAAGATACTCGCTTACGATAAGTGGAAGTTTGAACAGCAACTAGCCCATGACAAGTGGGTTGTTGAGTTTACTACTAATGCCAAAGGGCTTGGTAGGCCAAAAGTCATAACGTCAGAAAGCCTCTCAGAGGATGACGTGCTGGTTAACGACTTAACGGGCTATGGCGAATTAGACGAGACTCATATCGGCAAACTCTCAAAGACTCCAGTTTGGCAAGCCGCAGAGAACAAAGCGATGGACATATTCTATGACTGGAAGAAAGCAATACACGACATCGACGATCTACCTAACAAAGATATTTCTGACCCCCGGATTAAGAAGTTATTGACAACGTTCCTCTGGTCAAACTCTCTGGCTCAAAGATACGCTTTTTGGCCGGATGGGAAAGACATGCACTATATAGACGCAGCGAAAAGAGACATAAAGCAAAAAATGCAATCTTACGCAAACATTACGATCGTAAGAGGGTATGAGTCATTTAAGAAATTCTGGGCCGATATCAACGATGGGGCAAACGTAGAATTTAACTCGACGTTTATTTCTGGGATTCTTGACAATGCTTACCAAGAGACAATTAAAAAAGAGAAAGAAAAGAAAAAATCAGACTTGTCTAAATCTCCTCTGTTTCACGAGGTATCTTTGAAATTCCCAGATGTAGATCTAAAAGAACTCAAAGATCAGATGATTGCAAAAAGAGGAGACTTTATGAGCGCAATCATCGCAATGGAGCTTAAAAACTTTGCTCTAAATATGCCCGAGGAGTATAAAGAAGTATATGACTCTGATACTTGGAAAGAAAACTATTTCAAGTATGTCAGGAAATACGACGAAGCCTGGCGCAAAACCTACTCAGAATTTTACCTAACTATTCGCAAGGAATTTGAAAAATGGAAGAAGGAATCAACATTTTAACCCAAGGCCAAAACGTCCGAGTGGAGGGCGCAGAGGAATTAATTAAAGAATGGGAAGACGGAGAAATCACTGTTGAGGAGCTTAGGACTAAGATTTTGGAGCTTGAAACTGTGTATGTTGACTTAACCAAGGTAGTTGAGCCAACTCAGTTTAAAGATAGCGAAGAATAATGTGTTGTAAATGACCTCTGAAAATCCTCAAAGGCATATCAAATCTGGGTTTTTTGATCGCTATTTTTCTTTGGGCACTCCTCAAGGAAATCTAGCAGGATACAAATCAGATCCGTATTCCTACTCAGGTGCTCCTTACCTTACGAGCGGAGTAATACTCCCTCGTAGAGACGATATCCTTTTAGAAGAAGGAGGCGGCGGCCCCCGCGCAATTGAAAAATATATGAGGCTGTTTAACGACAGCCAAATCCTTGCTGCTTGGGAAAAGCTAATAGGAGAGATTATTCAAAGGCCTTGGGAGGTTTACCCTTCTTCAGATAGACCAGAAGACGAAGAAATTGCAGAGTTCGTACGACAAGTCATTAATCGTATGGGCAGCAATACAAGACAATCTTATGGAAAAGAATCTTTAGTATCCACGAGCTCAGGGTTTGATACCTTCATCCGTGGCATGTGTGAGTCTATTGTGCTCGGCATGTCAACTGGAGAGATCTGCTGGATGCGACAAGGTAAGTACATCGTGCCATCTGAGATAAAAATCAGGGACCCACGTAGGTTCTTATTTCGCTTGAATGAGGATGGGACAGTAAGTCCTAGGCTTATCACTATGTTCTCTCCTGTAGAGGGCATGGGTATACCTTTAAGGTCCATGATTATGCATAGGCACTGGTCCTATAGCAACTTCATGGACGTGCATGGCTCAGGGCTAGGACGCCAGCTTTATCCTCTTGTTGAGTTTAGAAGGACTCTACTTAACTTCTGGCTTCAGTACGCAGATAAGCATACAACACCAACAGCCGTAGGTAAATTCAGTCTAGGCACACCTGAAGAAGAAGTTAATTCTTTATTTAGTGCATTACAACGTTTAGGGCAAGAGACTGCCGTTGTTATACCCGACGAGATGGACATTCAATGGCTGGAGAGCAATGGTCGCCCAGAACTCTACAACCAGCTTATTACATATATTGATCAACAGATCAGTTTTGTGATTAATGGAGAGACAACCGTTGGTCAAGAGACCGGTAGTGTTGGCTCATTTGCGCGCGATCAAATCGCCGACTCTGTGAGGATGAGGAAGGCCAAGGCTTTCTCTGAAGAGCTTGATGAAACAATTAACTCTACTTTGGTCCGATGGATAGTAGAACTCAATTATCCTGGCAAGACTCCTCCTAGGTTGGTACGTAACTTCGAAGATCTCAAGCAGAGAGAGGATCCCGTGCGCATGGTGCAAGTACTCTCCCAGTTAGGAGCTTTAGGGTACCAAGTAGATGACGTAGACTGGCTAAGGGAAAAACTTAACATCCCTTCATTGACCAAGCAGGAAATGCCTGAAGGTGGAATGATGGGAGGTATGATGCCTCCTATGGAAGGTGGTCAAGAAGCCGAGGCTCCTATGGCCGAAGACATGGACTTTGGCACAGACCTCATGAAGCTATTCGATTTTGAAGAGCCTTCAGAGAAACAGAAGATGTCCCAAGAGATCGCTGCTAATTTCAAAGGAGATCTCGATGATGTTGGTTTCCAACGCATTGTAACTGACTCTACAGGTAATGAGATGCAGATCTCTAGGCTGAAGATAGATGAGTTTACCTCACCAGGGGAGATTATCTTTGTCATAGAGAGACTCCTAGAAGAGATAAGAAACGTACGAAAACAGCCTCCTGAGACTCTTGAGCTTAAGGCAAGGTGTGAGACAGAAGTACAAAGGATGAAGAGCCTTATAGAGCAAGAGGGTCTATCTGAAGGTGATTCTATGGATCTGATCTCTTTATACGAGGAGACATTTAGATTAAATAGATACGCCGTGCATAGAGAAGCCGTGACTCTAAATATAGAGAAGAAAGGATATTGGAGATGGTTTGATCCGTACTTCCAGTAATCCACCTAGTTTAAATACTATTTAGAAATATTGCATATAACATAATTTACTATGCTATCCTATAAGCCTATTACTCAAGCACAGTACTGGATCCAGGCCTCGCCTTTCCAGCACTACTTCACTACTTTCTCAGGAATCAGAGATACATCTGGAACTACTCAGTACGCTGATGGTGTCAGAGGTCGTATCTTCCAGCTCAAGGGTCCTCGTACTCTTGCGGAAGTGACCGTATCTACTCCATTCGACCCTGAGAAGCACGCAGACATCGTCGACTTCTGGAAGACGTATGATTGTTCCTTTGTTACTTTGACCGTGACTCCTGTTGAGTGCGGTGAAGACCCTAGCCCAGTTGGTAACAGAACCATCACTATCCCAGATGCTCAAATCACTTCTATTAATTTTGGCCAAGCCGACAGGGCTTCTACAAATGTATCTACCCTAGAGCTTACATTTGTAATGGACACGTTTACATATAACTGATCTATTATAGGAGAGTTGAGGTATGTCAACCTCCAATTTATTTTTTAAAGGTTGCTTTTCTGAACTAACAGATGAGCAACTCCAGGCTATTGAGGCTATAGGCGCCGATGGAAATCTGGTAGATGAGTCTTGCGCACGAGAGACAAATACGTGCGGAATGACTCTGACCCAGTTATTAAATATACACGAGTTATACGACTTTCAAAGAGGAGTACTCTACGAAAAGTGGGGAGAAGTCACTTTCCCTTGGGAGATAAAACCCACCACCACAAACCTAGACTATGAGAAGTCAAGGAAAGAATGGAGTGTTGCCAATTATATAGGGCTTACTTCGTACTATACCGGAGATAGAGTATTATACATAGAGGACGACGGATACGCCATCTCTGTGTACGAAGCAAACCAAGATATATCAGCTCCTGCGGGCCCTTTAGATAGGACCAAGTGGGGCAAAGTTTGTACTATAGAGTTTTCTGACCCAGTCCAGCTTCCTTCTATAAAGAAGCTTATAGACACTTATGAGTTTTATTTCCTGAAGGAATTTCTTGAGGATTGGGGAGAAGTTAATGAGGGCTGGAAAGTAGATCTGCAGGGAAGAAGCAGCGATGAATGGGACGACTATAAGATAAGAAGAGACTTCTTCTACAAAGTAGGAGATTTTGTCTTAGTGGAATCGCAATGTAGCGATGCCTTCTGTCTCTGGATTAATATAAAAGACATTCCGGTTACTGACCAGAACCTAATAGACTTCGCAAAGTTTACCCCTGTGGTGAATGGTGAAGTATACTGGGAGAAGATATATTGTGTGAACTCTGGCATGAACCGATGTCTAGGCCCACAATCAGATAGGAATTTGGATAATTACCAGTTTGTTGAGATAGGATCTAAAGGGCACTATGTTGAACAGCCCATCCCTTACTATGACCTAAAAGGTAATTATATCTGTGATCAGTACAACCACAAGACTTTAGGTGAGGCTGCTGCACTAAGACCCAGCAGAGTGCTAACACAAAATGAAATTGACTATCTTGATGGCTTAGTGGATGAGATTACCGACGCTTCTACATTTGGTAACGAGGCAACTTCGACCCCTCAGTCTTCTACTTCATCGGTATCCCCGTGGCTGCGTCCACCTTCACAGGCTCCTGTCGTAACTCAACCTGCCCCTACACCCGCACCTACGCCCTTTCCTAACTATTCTTCGCCGAGCCCAGCTCCAACCCCCACACCTACTCCTACTCCCACACCTACTCCTACTCCTACACCGACGCCTACTCCCACACCTACTCCTACACCGACACCTACTTCTACTCCTACATCGACACCCACGCCTTCGCCCTCTCCTAGCTACGGTGGTGGCTACGGTGGCTACTGATCACTCTGAGGTTTAAAGTAAAGTATGGCAAATGTATTCGGAGGAGGATCCAGCTCTAGCGGATCTTGCGGAAGCGATCAAGATATCATACAGGCACCTAGGCAGCAAGTAGTTCCCCCAAGGAACGTCTCTTCTAGTCTTAATGTTTTTAATGAAACAAATCAGGGCTCAGGAAACCTTAGTCTTAGGGAGTTCTACACAAAAAGAGAGCTAGATAAATACTTAGATGCCAAAGCTGAAGTTGCAGATGTATATAACAAAAACTCCCTCTACACTAAATCTGAAGTAGATTCCTTAATTAGTGGCCTAAGTCTATCTAATTATGCCACATCTAGCTACGTAAGCACGGAATTAGCGAGTCAACTATCCACTATAAATAACAACTTTGCTCAAAATTACTACACCAAGAGTGTTTTATATACACAGACTCAAGTTGATAGTTTAATCTCTAGTCTTTCTATAACTGGTGACTATATCTCAAAGACTCCCGCCACTATGGCAGAAGTAACTATAGTCCCAGAAGTTAACACCCTTACTGCTAGTTTTATTGTTCGTTCCTCAAACAACACCGATTCTACAGAAGTTCAGAGATGGGAAAATTCTTCTACTGACTACTTAGGATCAGTGTACGCAGATGGCAAGGCAAAATTTGTAAACACTGTTATAGTAGGACAAAACGTCAATGTTAACGGAGTTGGTTTAGAATTAAGTGAGAAAAGGATATCTGATGTGGCTAATCCAATAGATGACTTTGACGCCGTTAATAAGCATTTTATGGAGGCGTTTATCACTACAACAATAGACCAAGCAACCCAAACAACGGACGAAAATTACCTAGTAGACGCTCTAGAATACTAACATGACAAACTCCTCGCCAAGAGACGTAATCCTCCACAGAAGATCACGTGTAAAAAACAAAAGGCCCCTAACAACAGACATCCAATGGGGCGAGATTGCCGTTAATTTTAACGACGAAGATCCTAGTGTATATATAAAAGACGAAAGTAACAAGATAAGGAAAGTTGGTGGTATATTCTATTCAGATGTGGCTCCTGATCCCTCAGTTGCTATCGATGGGTCTCTAGAGCTATCCCATGGCGAGTTATGGGTACAGAAGATCAGCCCTCCGGCGGCAATCTCTGATCAGGACGAGGATGCTCGTTTGTATGTCTATAATAAGTTTATAAATTCAGGTGCAGGTGGATGGCTAGAGATCGGTAAGTTCAGATTTGCTCTTATAGAAGAAAGTCTAGATCAGTTCAAAGACGGTACTGATGGAGAGGATATAGTTCACACAGCCGGTAACCAGATCCTTATTAATAACAAGAGCGTTATAAAGGGTGAGTCTACGGCCGGAGGAAATAAGGTAATCATCAACGACGGAGCAAATTTTGCAACAGCAGTCATAAACGCTAGTAGCAATGTAATAATTAACTCTAGTGATATAGATGTAAATGCTGATAACGTTGTCCTAAGCTCAGCGACTTCTTATATCTTTCAAACCGACAGCGTAACAGGCACAGGATCTTCTACTTTTACTTACAATGACCACGGGTTATTTAATGGTGAGGAGATCTTTGTAGAAGAGTTTCTTAACGACAACTCGACTCCTGGAGGATTAACCTCAGGTAACTATAAGATCTCTAACACGACTTTAAATACTTTCAAGCTTAATAACGGCTCTGCGGATGTGCTCGCATCAGGCAACGTAAGAATCAAGTACTCTCCGAAGCTGGTATTAGACCAAGATTACAACGTCTTGCAATCGGGTAATTTTGAGGTGAAGGGGTTGGGTGACTTCCCTGATACATCACAGATCACAGATGGCCGATGGGATATCTATCAAAACACTCAGAACGGAAACGTAAGGATATACTCAAGGACCGGAACTAACATCTCAGAGATTGTAGGATCTTCCGTAACAATAGACGTTAAGAACTCCACAGGGTCTGTTATTAATGCATGGACTCCTGTGTATTTTGTAGGGTTTGACCCAATCAATAATGTGATCACTATAGGCCCTGCAGATGCCTCTTCTTCTTTGGCAATGAAAGCTTTGGGATTAGCAAGTGCAAATATACCCGCAAACGGGCTAGGAGTAGTGACTGTATACGGAGAACTAAAAGTCGGCGATAGCCTCATCATTGATTCTAATCCTCCCGGTAGCGACGAGTCAGGCAATGTTGTATACGTGAAATCTGGCGGAGGGCTTACATTTTTGCCCCCTACAAAGGCTCAAGGCCAACGGCAGCCAATAGGTTTATTATTAAAAGAATCGGTAACGGACCCCAACGGAAGGATATTTGTTAACCACCCAGATATAGATAACCAAGTGCAACTAAAGCAGGGATATATCTTTGTAGGATCAACAGGTGACCACGCTACGGCCTATAGGCTAGATACTAATTTCTTCCAGACTTATGTCGCAGATGATAATGAGCTAGAGATCAGCGTGGCCGATGAGATCTCTTTTGGAGCCTACGAGTTCCTATGGGACGGGAACTCAGGGAGCAAGATCCAGAAGAAAGTATCTACTTCAGACGAGGGGATCGGTAACACTCAGCAAACTACAATTGATTCCTTCCCAGTCACGTATCGCTCTGCTAAATTCTTTGTTCAGATCGCTCTAGGAGGAGCGGGGATCCCGGCAAATTATCAGATCACAGAGCTTCTTATAGTGCACAATGGCACAGACGTAAATCTTGTGGATTATGGCACAGCCTCTACTCTCAACCAGCGCCTTGGAGACTTCACCGCTAACATCGTTGGAAATAACGTAGAGATATACTTCCAAAGATACGCCGCTACATTGGGACAAATCCAGATAAAAACTATACGCACGGCCGTTCTCTCTTAAGGAATACTGTTTAAAGTCTTAGATAGATAATTATAACTTTGCACAGGGGAAAGTGAACCTATGGCAACAAAGCATTTTCATGTCAGGCACGGACTGACAGCGGGAACAGGCGTAGACAACAGCGGGACTCCTACTAGAGAAGTCATCACAAGTGCAGGACAGCTTGTTGATGTTGGCGCTCTCAGCTCATTAGCCACATCCAATAAATCAAGTATTGTTGCGGCAATTAATGAAGTAAATGGCTCTGCTGGTGGTGGTGCAACAATCGACGATATCATTGCTCTATCAATCGCTCTAGGGTAATACATTATAATGGCAAATACATTCAGATCTTTCTCAAAGGCCTCCATTGGCACATCGCCCACAACAGCTTATCAGTTAGAGTTAGACGGTAACTCTAGTAAAACGGCTATTGTTATTGGTATAGCTCTTTCAAACAGGGCCTCGACCCCTATTAACGTTGATGTTCAGATAGACCGACCTGTGACAGGGGACGCTGAAGCCCCTACAGAGGACGTCTATTTAGCTAGAAATATACCGATCCCTTCTGGATCTACGCTGGAGATCATGGCGGGACAGAAGCAGATCATGCAGATATTTGACACTGGCGGAAGTACGTTCGTCGGGGACAAGATCGTAGCGACATCAGACACAGCATCATCACTTGACGTAATTGTCAACTCTCTTGAAATAACTAGCTGAGGTAACACATAATGCCATTCATTGGAAGAGACGGAAGAACTGCTTTCTTACCCACTAGCGTAAACACCTCTAGTTCGCTTAAGATATCGAACGAGGGAGATTTAATCGTTGACACTGACACCTTATTTGTAGACTCTAGTGCTAATAGAGTCGGTATAGGAACCGCCAGTCCGTCAAGTATGTTTGACGTTGAAGTTGGAGCCGGAGCCGGTATTAACTTTGGTAATAGTGGCGCTAATGCTCCTACCGTTAATTTTATGGCCGGAAGTAGCAGACTTGAATCTGCGGCCCAAATATTAGTTGGTGAAAACAACGGCGGTGGTGATCTTCTTATCGGCACAAAAAACACTAGTGGAACATTAACAACACGAGTCACCATTGATAACTCTGGTTTGGTTAAGCTCCCTGATAATGGTAAGTTCACTGCTGGTGCTGGTAATGACTTGCAGATTTACCACAACGCCACAAATTCCTACATTGAGAATAGTACTGGATCTTTCTTCATTGACCAAACCGTTGCTGATAATGACCTTAATTTCCGATGCGATAACGGTTCTGGAGGACTTACTACTTACATTCAAGCCGATGGCAGTACTGGTAAGGTTAAACTTTTTGATTATGGTAGTTTAAAATTTGAAACTACTACAACTGGTGTTCAGGTAACTGGTACTGTTGTTGCTGATGGGGTATCTTTACCTAGTGACTCTACTAAATTCTTTGCAGGTGCAGATAGTGAAATGCAGGTGTTCCATAACGGAACAGACAGTATAATTAAGGATACACGTAACTCTGGAAGTGTAAAAATACAAGCAGATAGTTTTACTGTAATTGATAAAGATGCGGGTGAGACGATGCTTTCCGCTTCAGTTGGTGGGGCATCTGAACTCAGATATGCTGGAACTACAAAGTTCCAAACTTCTAGTACTGGTGTTACTGTATCCGGAGCACTTGAGGTATCTGCTGCAACAAATATCACCGTTGGTGGGACAGCCCTTCCATCTCTAACAAACTTGCTTGGGGGATCGCTAAGCGGGACCCTGGGTGCAGTTACGATGCACATGACCTCCTCTGATCCTGGTTCTCCCGTTCAAGGTCAGTTTTACTTTAACTCTCTTGATCAAAAGGCAAAGATCTACACAGGAAGCTCTTTTGTTGACCTAGTACCCTCTGGAGGAGGAGGAGGAGGTGGAGGGGGCAGCTCCTCTGATGCCAATGCTACTTTCCGTAAATACACATACGCTATCTCTTCCGCTACTAACTCTGTCTCTGGTTCATCGCAAGGCGAGACTAGTGCAGGAAGCTTTGTTATTGGGCTGAAGTATACGATCAAAACTCCGGGGAACACAGACTTCACGGCGATCGGAGCTGGTAATAACACGGCCGGGACGGCGTTTGTGGCCACTGGGGTCGGGTCAGGAACCGGGGTTGCTTATAACACCTTGATATACTCTACAGGTGGAGATCAAAACGTAGAGGTATATGTCAATGGCGTCAAGGCCGTAGAAGGTTCCACAAACGATTATATCGCAACAAACGGCAGCTCTGTTAACTTTGTTGCAAACTTAGGCTCTGGAGATGTGGTAGATATCCAGGTCTACGAATTGCTTACCAACGATGCTTTTGTCCTAGCTGCAGGGGGTACGTTCACTGGCAATGTTGGTATCAACACCACATCAATTAACAACCGGCTCCATATCCATTCTAGTGGCAACGATGAAGGGATCCTGCTCACCCAAACCGGTAGTAACTATAGTGGCATAATAGCAGATGCAAATAGGGACGCTGTAGATTACTATATACTTAATCTGCAGGCTAATTGGAACGGGAGCGCCGTAGCTCGAATCTCTATGGAGAGCGGCGACGACATCACAAACAAAGACGACGGAAGGATTAAGTTCTCTACTTCGTCTAGTGGTAATCCTATTGTCAGGATGAACATCACTCCATCAGGAAATGTAGGGATAGGA